TGACTCGATGGTCGTTACGTTCAGTCTTGACCAGTTGCCGGTGGCATTAGAAACTCTCTGTCTTGCAATATATCCAGTTGCTGTCGTACCGCTATCTGTGCTTATATCGATGTCGCATATCCTAGCACCAGACACGCTCTGAAACGTCCAATATGCTGTTATAACATATACTCCTGCCGGTACTGTGACAGATGCTCCAACTGTATACGTGTCAATATTTGTTGAACTGATGGCGGCATCAGCTGCATTCGAATATACAGCACCAACATTGGATGCGGTTAAATCTCCGCTCATTGCAACATTTCCGTCCCAGTCTACAGTGAGGGCATTTGATCTGTTTGACGGAGAGTCGCCATTTCCGACAATAAGCGCATATTCATCGTTGTAGTCAATGCTGTTATATTGGCCCATTGCAGTTTGATAGTCTGCCTTGGCGACTGTCCCGCAGTTTTGTGCGACAGCGGCAAAACCACTTGCTTCCGCTTGAAAACCAGACGCCATAGCAAACTCGCTATTTGCAAGGGCAGACCAACCAAAGACCGCGGACGCTTTTCCAGTCGCTTGTCCATGTGCACCCATCGCAACAGAATACATTCCGCTTGCTTCGACATCGTACCCCACTGCAAAACTGCTTATTCCATCAACGCTGTCGGTTCTTCGCTTGCCGAATGTAAATGTAATGGCCCTGGCGTCTGTCGTCTGATAGGTAACCGTAACAGTCTCATTGGCTACTAGCATTCTTGAAATATACACATTTATCGTGCTGCGACCAGTAACTGTTATATCGCTTGCAGATGGAGTAACAGTATAATCAGTATTTGCAGCACGTAAGGACAACTGCATAAAATAGTTGCCGTTGAATTCGCTAACGTCTTTTGCGTGGAAAATCTCGGTGACTGTCGCAGTCCCGGTTTCGTTCCTCAAATCCCTGACATTGAAGATGGCAGCACCATTCTTGTCAACAAGAGATATGTCATTGAACGTTAGCTGCAAGTGTGCATTATTAGTCTTTCCAATTGTTGAGTAACCTGCGCCAAACGTTGCCAATTCTTCTAAGCCATCTCGCACTGCAATGCCATTACTTCTCGCAAGCAAATTACCACCGCCATTAGCTGGGTCTTCCAGAAAGTCCTCTTGTGGAATCTCTGTGATATGTGCGCCTGTGTCAGAACCTGTTTCCGTATGCCAAAAATACTGATTCGTATTACTCGCAAGTCTGGATGCGTAATTTGCTTTATTCTGCCCATTCTTTGCATCAAGCAGTGCCTGTCTGACTGAATTTTGCACTCTGGATAATTCTGTCGGCTGAACCGATAACTTACTTGCTGGTTCTTCGGCATAACTGCCAGTGCTTTGTGCAGCCCCAGTGCTGATTCTTGTGGACGATACAAGCATCGGATAAGTGTTTCCGAGTCTGTCAGTGACTTTCATAATGTCAGATGCCTTGATGGTCAAATCCGAAATATGCGAAACTGTGCCGGTGTAGAACGAAACACCGCCATAGGTTGCAAAAATTAAATCTGCAACAGCCTGTCCATTTGCCGTAGTAATCAGTGGATTACCCTCAATGACAATCTGATAATCATCCGTTCCAGAAGTGTAAGTGTTTGTTACTTCTTCGGAAGTCACTTCGCCAGTATCTGGGTCTGTAGTGTCGACCGTTGTGACCACGATGACCTTTGCTCCGGTAATAACCACTGGATACTGTGAATGATGGAAGTCGTATAGGCTCGATATGGCGTGATACTGGCCTTCTGTGCTGAAGCCAGATAAATTATATCGTACAAACTGAAAACGCCCCATATTGTCGCAGAGAACGTTGTAGCCACATGCCTGTGCAATATATCCCAAAACTTCACGCTTCGTTAAGTCTTCACCCTCTGGTTTTGTCGCTACGGCTGTCGTAGAGCCATCAAAGGTCATTACTTGACCGCAGATTTCATTTGCCATCGCTCCGTAAGTTGACGGAAAAGATAGCGAAGTCTCATAAGGTACTGACAGCTTAGTTACGTTGTCGTAGGCAGTAATGCTGATTGTGCCTTCATCCCTCACGGCACTAACGACATTGTATACGCCCATCTGCTGAAGATCGTCAGCGTTCTGAGCCATGTAGACCACAACGACTGCATCCGTAAAGTCGGTATTTGCATAAACCGTCTGGTATGATACCCTTTCACCGTCAAGAATCAGATGCCCTTCCGAATTGATCGAAAAAACTGCATTTGAAATCCTGCTTGCTTCAATGTCGGCAAGCGTTACGGTCATCTGCCCGATATGCGTAGAGCCGATTTCGAAAGCACCCTCAGACGAAACTGCCTGTTCGACAGTCAGACTGCCTTGCCATACATTCGCCTGTGTTGCCACGAGTGTACTGCCATTCTTCAGCGTAAAGTTAAGTACTTCTCTCCACACCTTGCATCACCTACCTTTCGATGATGTCAAAACTTACTGTTTCAAATCGCTTGTTATTCGCAAACCAGAAATGCACCGGAGCGTCTCGATTTGTTCCTGCATAAAACGTTCTGGTTTCGTATCTGCCGTCCTGTGCATCCCAGTAATATACATCAAAATACTCGTCTGTCCCGAAAGCCGTGAGAACCATTGATGTATCCTCTGGGGTCAGTTCTTTCCATGTCAGCGCAATCTTACGCTTTTTTGCCACGGTATTTTTATGCATAAGTGCATCATCCGTTCTTCCACTTTCCGCAGCTGAAACATCATTGATCTGCCAGCTGAACGATGACGGACAGGGCATTGACTCGCCGTTTACTTTAAGGATAAAATCGCCTTTAGCCATTAGCCGTCCCCTTTCTAATATCGCCACGTATAAGTGCTGTGCGTTCCCAGAAGCCTTGTACTCCAAATGTGACTTCCGAACCATTAAGAATTAAATGCCCGTCTTCAGATAAAGAAAAAACAGCGTGTGTGATACGCTGCCGTTCTCTTTGTTCAACATCCGATATATTTCCGCTAATAATGCTCTCAATCATTATGCCACCTCTGGAGTGATTCTGAATGTTGATGCCGTGATGAACGTTGTGACTGAGCCGTCCGCAAGGGTAATCTGCACATCATACACGTAGTCACCGAAATCAAGTTCTTTGGTGTCAGAAGGGTCAAGTTTCAGAATAAGGGAACTGTTCGGAATCACCTTCTCGATTAATGGCTCTTCATCGACATATTCTTTCCTACCAGCTGTCATCTCCTTATGCTTGACAGCAAATCTAACAACATCATCGTCATTCGGGGTATAAGGTTCTCCGTCTATAACGAGACTTATTTTCCCCATAAAAGTGTCGCCCCTTGTCAGCGTTATTGTATTGCCTTTAATACTGTACGACATACATCTTCACCCGTCTTTCTATAAGTCTTCTTCAATCAGATGACCATCGGCATTGAGCGAGAAATCGACATTGTCAATCATCGCATCATGCTCATAGATCAGATGACCATCTTCGTTGATATACATTGCCATATACCCATCATAGATGGTGATGCCATTTTCTTCTGCCATCGCTATTACCTCGCACTCTATCTAAAAAAGGGAGAGTATATTTCAGCTCTCCCCTTGTATATGTCATTAGCCTCTCAGGTCATCGATGCTCTTCTGGATGGATCGTCTTACTGTCTCGTCAGTAGTTTCGGTCAGCATCCGTTCAAGCTTCTGAATCATGTGGTCATGCTCATCATTACGACTATAACCATTCCGTGAATAGCGACCTCTTGAATCACGCATAGCGTAACTGCCGTCATCGTAAACACGGTTTCTGTAACCGTAACTGCCACCGTTATACATCATGCCGTCTGCCCTGGAATACCCTTCGGTATAATCCGAAGACTCCATAGCCTCGATGGTTGCAATGTCCTTGAGGATGTCTACCATCTTGTAGGTAAGTTCCACGCTGGCAACGTCCATCTCTTCTTTCTTAGTGACTTTCTTGAGTTCGTCCTCAAGCATATCCCTTAAGTCATAAAGTGCTTTCATCATGTGTATCACCTACCTTACATAACTCTCTTGATGCCTTCCGGTGCAATAATGAGATTCGCATTCTGCACCAGAATGTCCTGTGTGCTGATGTTTCGAATTGAAACATTGTTGCATCCGCAAAGACTCGGAACTGCTACAATAACGCTTGCTCCGACATTGCCATATACGTCAACAGCTGACGGAGTAAAGCGCATAATACTGGAAGGATCTGCATCGCCGTCCAGTACGACCGCAAGCTGAATTTCCTCTACCGTGCCACCTTCTGGGATTGCGATGTTTGCATGAAACTCAACGTTGTAACGAGTTTCATAAATCCTAGGGCGACCACATCCGCAACCATAAACAGGTCTAGGAGCGCGGCTAGCTAAGAGAAAATTACCGCTCTCATCACGATGGAAAACGAACCCCTGTTCGCAAGGAACGGGTGTTTCCGTAAAAATCACAGGCTGATTTGATAAAACAGTCTGCGCAATGTTTGCTGAAAACTCACATGCCATAAATGGTCACCCCCTTAATCAGAAGCCACCATTACAACATGTATTCTGCTGACAGCAACCTGTGTTAGGATTTGGAACTGCGTAAGCTGCGATCGGTGCTTTCGGAGTCAGTGCAGAGATAATCTGAGCAGTCTGTGCGCCCTGAGAGTTCTGAAGATTGGCGAGGTTAATCTGTGTCTGAAGGTTAGCATTCTCAGCTTTCAGAGCATCAAGTTCCTGCTGGCAGAGTTTATCCTGGATTGACTGGATGCCACCATTAATGGTATTAAGCAGAGCCTGTGTATTCGCAGTGTTTGCAGCCATGATGTCACGAACACCATCGTTTACAGCCTGTCTGTCAGCACATGCTTCTGTAGCGATGTTATAGCCAAGACCGGAGATAGACTGCTGAAGGCCGAACATCTGGTTCATGTTAGCCATCTGGCGATTGTTTGCACCAATTTCAGCCTGTGCAAAACCATTGGAAACGCCAGCGAAACCATTGCAAAGTGCCTGATTGACATCAGCAAATCCATTGACCAGAGATGTCTGGATGCCATTGATACCGCCGATAATAGCAGACTGGTCAAAGCCACGCTGAACATCGTTAGCAACATACGGAGTTCCGCCGTAACCATTGCCGAAGCCATTGCCCCAACCATTGTTAAACATGAACAGGAAAAGGATGATAAGCCAGAAGGAATTGTCGCCCCATCCACCGAAACCGTTGCCGTTGCCATTCATCACTGCGGCTACATCTGCGGCACTAAGGCCAGTTTCGTTACTAAGCATATTGCATGCTCCTTCCTCTGCATAAAGCAGAAATAAAAATGAATATTGTATCTATTTCAATCCGAACCATTGCCTAGGATTTCGGTCGGAATTGAAACCAATAAAAATAACAAGGAATATTTATTGACCGCCTTGTTATCGGTCTTATAAAAATGGGACTGCCCGAAGACAGCCCCAGTGATAGTTACTGTTTAAACAACGTGTTCTAATGCATTAAATTCTGGATGCTCACGATGCCATTTTCTATGCTCCGCCCTTGTCATGATGACAATATCTTTCATCCAATCATCATTTTTATTGCGATGATATTTAAGATGATGCACTTCCATGCCATCTGGAATCAGCCCTAATGCGTCCAGTTTTATCCTGTCTCTTGCATTAATGTTATAAATGACTCGCCTGCCATCGGCGTATTTTTTATGCGAAGCACGGTGTTTATGATAGTTCACACGACAACGCTCTCTAGACGCTTCAATATCATTATAGTATCTTTGGCGTATTGCTTCACGCTGTCTTGTTTTAAAATCTTCGTACCACTGTTCGCCGTAACGCTCAATGAGTTCTGCTTTTGTCAATCCATCACCTCATATTACTAATGATACGTTCGCTTTAAATTAGTGTTTCCAGATTGACACATAATCACCTGTATTTCCGTTTGACAATGCTGTGCCGTAATAATCAGATGCTGTTGTTATTGCTCCGCTTGCTGTTACATGGTCACCCTTTGTTATAGCTTCCGTTGCTTTTACAAAAGTCTTGTTTGACAGGTTGACAGAATCCCATGCGTCCGTGAACCGTGTGTCATTGGCATTATCAAAAGTAATATCAATACCATCGTTGCCGTATCCACCAATAACCCACGGATAATTTAACTTGGCACTTCCTGTGATTGGTTCACCGAATTTCAGAACAAGTGTGTTCACAGTTGGATTAAATGTGCATCCGTTAATATCGAACAAATATAAACCTTTATGTCCGTCTTCAGATGTGGGAACGGCTGAAAGGGTAACAACTGCATCTATAAATCGGCAACCGTTTAAAACGGTGTGTTGATTAGCACCCTTTTGAAGTCTTGTGTTGCTATGATTTGTGAATGATCCATTTATAAATGTGCAATTATTGAAAATATATTTTGTTCCATAAAACTGAGTGCCATTTCCAACAACAGCATTGTTGTGTGCTTTTGTCTGATGGAAAATTACGTTTTCGCATTTTACCATTTTGCCAGATAATGAATAATCGTCTTCATGGATGCAGTATTTTGTTCCGCTGATAACAGTCAGATTTGACAGCTTGCATGTGTTCATCATCTGAAAGACGCTTGCCCAATCGCTTATGGGGTCGTAATACGGCAATCCGACCGATGTTATAATTGTGGTTTCCGCTTTCATGCCGTGCGTATGTGTGTATGGTGGCGGAATCAGATACTGCTCTTGATATGTTCCCTCGGTAACGACAATTTCGTACTGATTATTTAAATCTGAATCTTTAATGTTCGCATAAGCATCTGTTAATGTTGTATAATCGCCGTTTCCGTTTGCATCGACAACTACAATATTTTTGATGGTGTCCTGTTCTTCAAATGGTGCAATCTGCGGTGTTTCGGAATAGTCGATAGCCAAACAAGTGTTTTTAAAGACAGGTCTGTTTGTATCGTTATAAGTTGATGTAAACGGATTTGTAATCAATGACCAGTTGATAACTAAATCAAAAACACCATCGACAACTACACGCTCAATATTTGGTCGGTTATCTGGTGCGGTTGCTCTTGAAAAAGCACCTATGATGTTTTCCCATGCTCCGTTTTTATAGCCTTTTAAATTGATATATGTTTCATATGCCGTGTGTTGCGGGGAATTGTACCAAAAGTAATTTATTGCAACCTTGTCGTATCCTGTAACATAGATATTTGCGTCAAGGATACAGGCCAATTCTGGCACGTTTGTTACAAAAACACCATTTGCCACTGATACGGCATTTGAGATCTCGCTCTCTAGTGTATTGACCGCTTCGGGCAACGTCTGCCCCTGTGTCAGTTTTGCGGGCTGAGTTGCGATAAAATTGCAAACAAGATGCGTTGTGTTTTCTGGTGCTGTAATTAACAGATTATCTCCTGTTTTGCCCGATATAGCGACAGATTGCACTGTTGCGGATGTTCTGCTGTTAGATGCGTCAACAAAACACCACAATCTCGGAGCTGATCCGCTCTGACCTGTGATATAAAAGCTGTCACCCTCTGTACACTCAATTACACATGATTTCCAACCGCTATTGGTTGACGGTGCGTCAATATTGACGGTCTGACCGTTAGTAACGTAGTACTTGCCTTCTGTAAGGGCATAATTTGTATATCCACTAAACTCTTTAAAATCTTCTTTTAAATCAGTGATATCGGAAGTATTTGTAGCGATCTGCTGTGCGCTCTGGGAGATACTTTGAGCAGATTGCTGTGCCTGTTCCTTGTAGTACTTTGCATTGTTCTGATATGCACCATCAGTTGACGAAACAGCGGTACCGCCCCTAGTACCTGCCCCATAAGCCTCGGCATCTGAGGCACTGGCTTCTGCATCATCTTTTGCATTAACCAAATCCGCCATAAGTTCAGCGAACTCTTCCGCAGTGCCTGTATATCCTTTGCTCACAGCGTAAGCGTATGCTGTTGCGCCGCCCAAGTCTTTAGTTACATTCGCCATTCCATCACCTTCCCATCATTCCCCTAAACTGCATAGCCATCTGACTAAGCTGTTCAAACTGGATTTTACTCATCTGACCATTCTGGAGCATGTTCGCCACCATCTGCTTCGGATCGCCAGAAAATGTGTTCCGAAACTGATTAAACTGATTCATCATGTTCATCATCGGATTCATCTGTTGTGGCTGTCTGTAAAATGGATTAGGCATTGCTTGCACTTCCTCTCTTTGTCTTAGTCGGAGTCATCGTGAAATTCGCCATCGCTCTGTCAACAGCTTCTGCAATCATGTCATCAATGTCGGAACGCTTGACGTATTCCGTCATGTCAATCTTTGGCTCTTCCGGTTTCGCTTCGCCGTCACGCTCGGACATATCGAATATTCTGAGGGTCTGCTTACCACCCCAGTCGGCAGACTTGATGTAAAAAATAAGGTCGTTACTGTCCATCAGATACACTGTCTGACCAGGGTTCACAGGAAACGCCTTTGCGCCTTCGATGCCCATGCAGTAGGCAAAATAACCTACGTTCTGCTGATTCTGCTGAACCTGTGGCTGTGGGCGATAAACAAGGTCATTGTTCTGCATCGGCGATTGCCATGTTTGATACTGTGGCATATAACCACCGTAATTGTTAAAAGCCATCATCACCACTCCCTTCTAAAGTAGAAAATCACTGCTTCGTCACCTGAGTTCCATGCGTCAAAATAATCTCCATTGACCACTGAACAAACATGACCACCCAGAAAGAGGATGTAAACCCCAGTCGGATGGTCATGACAAAAATCACGTACTGTATAACAATCTTGGCATGTGTTTTTCACAGCATGTTCCGAAAAACCGTTCTGCAAAAGAACTGCTCTCCACACGCCATTAGACGATGGCATATCTTTTTGGACAAAACCTTCATCACAGATTAAACGGTAAGCTTCATCCCAAGACATGCCCATCGCCTTGCACAATGCCCTGACAACGCAGTCACCAGCAATTTCCCGAATCGGATTCGGATTAAAATATTGAAACATTACGCCATCACCGCCGAGTTCCGATAATCCATAGAACGATTGCCTCTGGCAACTGCCCTTGCAAGAACTTCATCATTCTGAGTCTTAATGGTCGTGTAAACCTCGACAGGCTGATTGTTATTTGCCATAGCAGATGCCACAGCATACTCAATCATGTTACCCAGCGCATTCATGTCAATCTCTGGTGGCCTGAAGCCTTGCATCTGGAAACGGATTCCTGCGATCGCTTTTGCAACACCATCAGATACCGATGCCACGATCTGATCGTTATTCAAAACTGCCGTAGAGCCTTTGAGTGTACCGACTAACTCTGGATTGCCATTCTCTCTTGCACGGAATATCTGGCCACCGTATGGATAACCGCCAGAGGCGAATGACGGAAATGGCGAAAAGCCTTTCTTTGGGTTAAAAATACCGCCGTTATAACCTCTTGGGATTCCCAAAGCACCAGCGATTGCACCACTCGCAGCGGTTAATTTGTAGACTCTGGCCTTCATATCTACAGTCGTGCTGAAATCAATAATCCTCTTGTAGAAATCAGCAATCGTACTGATTGTTTTCTGCTTATTGTTCAGATTATTCCTCGATGCGTTGTACTGCGCCCAAACTGAGATGTATCGCCAATTCTTGTGATTTGCAGCGAACAGCGCACCATTGACAGCAGCGTTGTACTGCGCCCATGTGGAGATATATCGCAGTTTCTTGTTGTTTGTGCCATACAGTGCGCCGTTGACAGCAGAATCGTATCTTGCCCATGTAGAAATGGTCTTTGCCCCAGTTGACAGTCCATCGGTTGCCTTTGTGAAGTCGGCAGTATTCGGCAGATGTTTATCTTGCTCCGCACGAAGGTCTTTCTGTTTAGTAATCTCCGCAGTGATGTTCATCTTCAAGTCTTCTTGGTCAAGACCTAAGAAGCTTGCAATGTTCGGATGCTCCTGCGCAAAACTCAGAAGGAATTCATTCCACGCCTGTCTGATTTTGGAGAAGATGATTTCAAAACTCTTCGTAATGTTATCAGCGGTATCGCTTATATCGCCAAATGCATTTGAAATAAAATCTTTCAGCATCTGACCTGGGTCTACCCCAAGTGCGGTTTTGTCATTCAGCATTTCGCCGAATTTCTCTAATGCACCGACAATCAACTGCAAGATGGCAAGAGCGATATTGCCAATAAGCTGCGTAGCGTTTTTGAATAACTCGCCCCACTTGATATTGGCGATAAATTCGACCACTTTGTCAGCCAGTGTAGAACCCAAATCATACCAATCAACACCCGAAATTGCATTGTTAAGCAGTGTCAGAATGCCATTGGCAATGTTTGAAACACTCGCCCCCAAAGAGCCAGTATCAAGCAGTTTCAGATTCTGTATTACGTTGGCCAATCCCGATGCGATAGATTTTCCAATTCCAGAAAAATCCAAGTCGCCTGTGAATGATGCAATCCCTTGGAACGCAGAATTCAGCGTTTCTCTTAATGACCGTACAGTATCTGAAAAATTGATAGCCTTTATAGAGTCGGAAATCTTTGTCGCAATTTCACTCCATTTGATTCTGTCAAGAGCAGATGAAATTGTTGTAAAAATTCCGCTTGCAAACGTATCAACATTTTTGATCGCAGTAGTTAAGTCGAATGTCAGGAAGAATTCACTGATGCCAGTTCCGATGGAAACACCGAAATTATGCCAGTTGAAATTCGTTCCGAAAGAATCAAGGAAGTACAGTGCCGTGTTTAATGCCCCAGCAATCGTTCTGCCCAATGCTCCGAATAAATCGGGAGTTATGAGCGAGTTGAGGAAATCCGCTAAACCAAAGCCAAAATTCCTTGCTTTTTCGTAAATTGAATCCCAATCGATGCTGTTCATCGCTTCGGTCAACTTGTCACTGATATAATGTCCAAGTTTGCCAAGTGTATCGATATCCGATGTAATTTTTTCAAGCACAGAATCTGTTCTGACCAAAGCAGCTTGTGCGCCGTTACCGGACATTCCACCGCCACCACCAGAGCCAGAACCGCCACCAGAACCGCCAGAGCCACCGGAGCCAGAACCGCCGCCTGTATCTTTTGCAAGCTGATTCAATTCATCAAACGGTAGAACAGAAAGGCTCTTTTCGATTGCTTTCGCTGCTTTTGCACCATCACCAAGTCCTTTGCCAACATCTCCTGCGCCAGACCCAGCGTCATCAACAGAGTCAGCAAGTCCTTCATAGACATCGGCTGCTCCTGAACCAGATGCAGTAATCTCTATCGTCCATCCGAAGATAGCACCCAGAGCATCAGCTACGGTCTTTGCGAAATCCAGAACCTGTTGCATGAAGTTCCGCAGTCCGATTAAAGCTGGCTTAATGGCATTAATCAGCGTACCGCCGATGATACCGCCAAGCTGTTGGAACTGCTGTTTCAGTGTTCGAACAACGTTTGCCCAAGTATCTGCCGTGGCTGCGAAGTCGCCCATTGCCAGACGAGCATTTGACATAACATACTGATATCTCAGCATGGTCTTTTCTGCCTGTGTCATGGTCTTCATGTTGACTTCAAGGCCTTGGTTTAATGCCCATTCCTCTAAGGTCGCTTGAGTTAAATCTAAACCATATTGTCGTACATATTCTACACCCTCGGTTTCCCGATATTTCATAGGGGATTAGACTATACCACCATCTGTCTCCAGATGCCCATTGGTAGTCGTTGGGGGCTTCGATATTTCTATCGCTATCCCTACTGATTGCCCATTGTCACATCCTTGATATTGTCACGCTTCGGTAATCAAGGCTTTAGGGTTTTCCAGTATATTCTGGGTTATTCAAAGTGTGTCACCACACTAGGCCGCTAGACTTATGGTTAACGGACGAGTCTGCCCAGTAAAGACAGCCTCAAGACTCTTAGCAACATCATCGGCCTCTTTGTTATAGAAAGAACCCATATCTGCTGCCAATTTGGTTAAGTTCAAGGAAACGTCAGCCATCGAATCAGCAGCACTGTCATACATAGCCGGTAGCTGTCCGATGGTGTCCTGCGTTTTGACGACCTGCTCATTGGATACACCAAGAGCCTTGCCCATAGCCTGGAACTTCGATGCAATCTGCTTTGTGGTCAACTCGGACATTCCGAAGTTAAGAATCGAAATAGATCCAGCAAAGTCATTGACCATCTTTTCGGATTCTGGCCCGAAAGCATTTCTTACAACGTTCTGTACCTCAGTGAGTTCGGATGCGAAGTTGATGGAATTTTTTACCCATCCAAAGACTTTCTGTAATGCCCAGAATGTGGCATACAGTTTGCCGATAGTTCCAAGCAGTCCACTTCCTGCTTTCTTGTTACGATGGAAAGCGTTGGTCAACGCATCGAAGCCTTTTGAGGCCTGCCTTGCAGAAGTCCCGTTCTGCTTGATGCCAGTTGATATATTGATTGACCGATTATTAAGCCCTTTGAGGCCGTTCCTTAACTTGGTGAGCGATTGGCAAAGGTCGTCTATGGCTTTCTGTGATGTTTTTGCCGATGCATTGATATTTATCTGTAATGTATCAATGGACTGAGTACTCGGCATCGTTCTCACCACCTTTATACAAAAAAATGGCAGACCAAAATTAATCAGTCTGCCTTTGTTTCGTTGCCGTTCTGCACTTCTTCGATTCTTGCATTGGCTTCTTGAATTTGTAATGTTGCCATCAGAAGGTCGGCATTAATCTCTTCCTCCGTCCTTCCGCTGTTTTTCGCAATCTCAGCAACGGATTCTGAGTTATCAGATAACGGCTTCTGCGGATACTGTGTGCTTTTCTTGCCACCAAGAACATTCCCTACGGCAATCTTCACATATATTCCTGTCAGCCAAGCCTGATAATCAATCTGTTTGTAATGCTCCTCTTCCAGTTGCTGACGCATTTTCATGTTCTCATTATGTGCCTCAATCGCATATTGAAAATCTTTCGGTGTCATGTGGAAGAATTCACGCTTTTTGATGCCTATCCGAAGTGCAGTCGGATACAAATCTGTGAGTACTACTTCTCGGTAGCTTTTCTCGTCTTTTTCTTGTGATCCTGCGGAGTCTTCGGTACTGGTTTCACTTCCTCGTCCTCTGTCGAACTCATCATGTCTTCCAGTCCGGTCAGCTTGAAAAAACCGTCTTCGCCCATCTGGTCGACACAGAGTTTCATGAGTGCGTAGAAGTTGCCATCTTCACCCTGTTCAAGAATCCACTGCTTTGCAAGTGCTTTTGCCGTCCTCTTGTCTGGCACGGTTCTGTCGCCCTCACCGCCATGATGCTCCAGTAATCCGGCGTACAGAAGAGTGACTGCCGTTTTCGGCAAGTCTGCCATGCTTGAAATAACAGACTCTGCGTCACTCTCTGACATACCGGAAAGAATCTTCATTACAGAACTCACGCAGTCGGAATACATTGAAGCCTCAAATGAGAACTCCAGTTTATATTCCTTATCACCAATTTTGAGAATCGAATACATACACATGCTCCCTTCTGTGTAAAAATATTAATTACGGTGTCGGTGCTACCTTTGTTTCCAGACCCTTGTACTCGTTAATGGTAAGGGTCATCTCAGCTGTCAGAAGGCCGTTCTGGGCAACTTCAGGCTGCGGAATCTTTGTCGGCGGCTCTGCCACAACAAAGTAAGACTTTGTAAGATTCGGGAAGGAAGTCTGAAACCATACAGACTTGTTCGCAGTCTTTGCCGTAGCTGCTGCGGAGATCAGTGTTTCCCATTCGGTGATAGTCTCATTTGTAACATTGATTGTCACATTAAAGTTGCCGCCTGTCGAACCACGTCCTGCGATAGAACGCTCAATCTCGTCCTCGATAGCAGAAGCATCAATCTGCTCGGTTTCGATATTAATGCCGCCGATGGCGTTTATTCTTGTCAGCTGAGTCCATGTTGACGGCTTAGTGCCGCTAGAAGTTTCTACCCCATACGAGAAAATTCCACCGACCGTCGAAATTCCAGGTGCTGCCATATCTCATCTCTCCTTTTAATCTGCATTAAAAAAGCCAGTGTATATCCGAGAATATCTGGATACCACTCGCCTCGTTAACGGATTGTTATTGTTTCTGATTAACTCAGGCCCGAAAGTCCGAGTAAAGCCGAGGTCTATCATTGCTTGGTGGCTGACCTCGTCAATCTTATATGCATCAGTGAGCGCATTTCGACCATTCGCATAAGCTTCGGTTTGGAATGAGATATTGGTGGCTATCTCGTGTCCTGAAAGGTCTGCTTGTCTTGTCGGATTGCCCATAAGGAAAAGTAACGCCCAAGGCAGTTCTTCGACCTTTGTTGACCATTCCATCGAATAGTTATTGCCCACGATGGTTTGTATATATGTTTCCCAATGCTCATATACTTCAAGCACCGGATTTTCAACAATGTCATTCATAGTCTCTTACACTCCTGTCCAGAAGATTTTGTATGCCACAAGCCATATCTGAAGGGCCATTTTCTCTATAGCGTGATACATCGGCATATAGGCAGGATTACCATAGGAGTGATGTAATTCGCCACTTTCGTCCTTGTACCACCAACCATCTGGATTGCTCCAACGGCTACTGCTTGGGTTATAAGTACCCATGCCGTATCCAGAGCCACTCGGCAGAGGATAGTCGTTAGTGCCGTATGTGATACCAGCCGAAAATTCGATGAACAAAGCGTCTTCTGATGTGTATCGAATAATCATCTTTGCTCGTCCGTCTCCCGAAGGGCGAGAGTCCTTGCTAACTGAGCCTTTGTCAAGTTCTTGGTCTTGCGGAATGAATGACGTGATATTGTAGATGGTATCAACGCCAATATCTGCGAGTTCATCCACAAACCTATCAAGTTTATCCTGCAAGCCGTCTCTGTACTTTTTAAGTTTCAAGATTGCAAGGTCGATATCATCAGCATCTAATCCGATATCAATCCTCATGGCTACGTCCTCGATAATACTAATCTGGAAATAACGCCCCGTTTGGTGTCAAAGATTCTATGAATGTAATAGTCTGGTTCTGTAAGATACTGCTTATGCGTAATCGGCTTGCCATCGCCGTCAAGCTTCGGAGTGCCGTCCAGATTAAGTTCTGGAACATCCTCTGTAGCAAGATTGCCGTCATTATCAAGCACTGGCTCAATGTCAACGAAACAAAATGTACCCTCAACAGGCTTAAAGTTTCTGTCGTAGTTATCGGCATATCGGTCATAAAGCAAATCCCAGCCAATGGAATTGCCTCTGACGTATCCCATCGTCCATGAGACTCTCATCCGCTTTTTGATGGGCTTCGTGTACTCCTTTGTAAGGTCGATGCCCTCATGCTTTTCTTTAGCTTCACAAAACCAGATATTCTGTAATAGTCTGACAGGTGACCTCATGCGAATCACCTACCTTCCTAAAATGTCTCAGTGATCACCCACATTGCGTTAGTGTCATATTTTAAGGTTGAAGGGTCATAGTACCCAGTGCGGTCTCTTGAACCGGAATCACGAACATAAACCTTTCCTGTCTTCGGGTCATAGTCTGTCACTGCTAAGAAATGACCACCATTTGTCCAAAGATTGTCTTTACCGCCATTCTTTGTACCGACAACGAGAAGGATTGCCCAAAGCTGATGTTCTCTGGACAGCTTAATCATGTCAAAAGCCTCATCCCATTCCTTGCCACCACGATGTTCTGGGGTAAAATATAAGCACTGAAAGCCATAATGATTCAGTGCCTTTGTAATGCCAGTACGTGTTGTTCCGGCAGAAGAAAAATATCCCTTGTCAAATAGCCATTCGGCGACTCGCTTTGGCGTAATGGATGACTGCAAATTACTGACGATACTGGCTACGGCAGATGGCCCACATCCAGAGTTTGCCATCGAAATACCTTTTACAGTGCCGTATGATGCCTGTTTGAAGGTCTTGCTCATTTCGCATCCACCGCCTTGTTATACTGGGCAGTACTGATTCCGAGCAAAGCACCAAGCAGTGTGCAAACCACAGCAGAGGTCTTGGCAATCTCTGTCGCATATGGGAATCCCCAGATAGTTGCAAGTCCTACGTATGCCGTAGTGATTGCAGGAATGACGATAACGACCACCCACTTGAGGATGTCGTATACTTTGTTATTAAGAACCATGTTGTTCACTCCCTTAAATGAAGTGGTCTTCGAACTTGACCTGCTGATAGACTTTATTGATATTCGCTATGGCATTCACTGCTTTGGAATTTTCATACTGTGGATTCTCATGACAGAACTTGTTATAAAAGTTTATCGATTCCAGAATCTGATTATATGATTCTTCCGAATGCTGAATGCTTCTGCGGATTTCATCGTCAAACATCAAAATGCGATTTCTCGCATCATCAGCCTTATTTGCTTTCAGCTGATATTCGATGTCGCCCATCTTATCATCGATTGCATCAAGCCTTGCAAGCACTTCATCGTGCTTATCAGCTTTGTTATCGCTCCTACGAATCAAAAATTCGACGAAACCAATCAGTCCACCGCCGACAAGACCGCCGATAAGTGTCTGCAAAATATCCATTTTTAGTGTTCTCTTTTCTGCTCCCTATATCAAGCGAAGCATCCCCTACCACCGCAATAGCTTCTCCCTACTGCGTGATGGGAGCATGTCACACAGTGCAATTCCTACTTGATTAATTTATGATCGCTATAGGTATAATGCCCGTGAGATAGGATGCTGGCGTCCCCGATGACTCAAAATGGCTTGACGTATCGTTTTCCGAGTAAAGAATAACGCCCTCTTTGCCCTGTTTATCCCAATGGTATTCGGCGATATATCGGACTTTGTTCTTGTACGTATTGAGGATGTACTCCTCAATCTTCGTGCGTTCCATATCAGTCAGATAGCCATTCGGGTACATGACCAAAAAGATTTCCTGCACTGCATCTTCGATGCACTGAAGCATTATCTGCTCCATACGTTCTTTATTGTCGCTCTCTTCGTACTCGGAGTCGGCATACGCAACCATGCTCTGCAAAAGGTCATCTTTAATTGCATCAGCTGTCATTGCACTCACCTACTTCTTTGGCGGTCTTCCACGCCTTTTCTCAGTCTTTGGCTCTTCGGCCTTATCCTCTGGCTTGGGGTTCGTTCCCAAGACTTCACTAGGCATAATCTCAGGAACGTCCTCGCCAGCAAGGTAAAGCCTGTCGCCAAGCTGAACCTTATACGGATAAATCATATTAATTAACCTTGATTACATATGTGCCATCCATGCCCTCATAAGACGGCAGGCAAATCTGGGAAACAGTGGTCAGAACCTTGACCGGCGGGCCAGCCTCGGTCTTAACGGTACATGCGATTCTGCCATCATACAGAGCAACATCCACAGTCGGGTCGCCCATGAGGGTTCTTTCCTCAGGAGTTGTACCCCAGAAAGTAGAACCAAGCTGTCCCTCAGAGATGATGGTCACCTGATCATCCGGATAGAAGTTAACAGCAGTGCCAGCGTAGTTGACATACTGCTTATCGTAGATGAGTATTCTGAGACCAGTCAGTCTTTCGAATGCGTCACGAACAGCGTCATCGCTGATGTATGTAAGAGTGATGCCAGCCAGAGATGCGATAGCGTTCTTAATCTGGTCACAAGCTACCAGATAAGAGAAGGTCTTGGTGGTCATCAGCGCATATCTCGGTCTCTCACCGATGGAACGCAGGTAATTAACACCAGTACGAATATCATCCAGCGGCAGTGCAGTAGTCGGAGCAGTCCACTTTCTGTTGGATGCCAGTGCTACATAGTGGTTAGCAGCATATGTGCCGTCCGGATCGTAATCGTAATTGTAAAGTGTGTTATCCTTTGCACCGATAACGATAGCCGGTTTGCCAGCAGTTGTAGCCAGAAGCTGCATACGCATTGCCTCCGCGGAAATCTCGGCGGCATCCAGAAGTCTGTTGGTGTCATCGTAGATACCATTCAGAATGTCCATGACATACGGATCGTTTGCTTCCTGTACTCTCGCAATCTCCATCATATCTTTCTCTTTGATATGCATGGACTCACGGAAGAACGGCATCTCTGTCTTCTCCTGTTTGAAGCCCTCACGAGTTCTAAGAATCGGGATGGCATCAAAGTTGGTCGGAGCAAGGACTGCGTTCAGGCCCTTATGGACTTTGATCCAGGAAAGGTCGAGGCCGAGCTTCTTACGATTCGGGAAGAAACTTACGCCCAGATACGGGATCTGATTGCTTGCTACTTCAGTTCTATTTACTGCGATTGCTCTCGCATTAAGAATATCTGTAATCTTCATACCTTCTCACTTCCTTTCCTAAATTACTCAAACACGATCATCGGCAGTGTTGCGCGAACAGATGCGATGAGTGCAGTTGTATAGGTCAGACCAGAAGCAGCGTTTGCTCTGGCAGTGTTGATATATGCTTTCTTGAGGATTGTGCCCTGCGGTCTGTCCTCAAATACATCGTGAAGCAAAATGCCGAGCGGAGCGGATGCGGATGCATCAACAACGCCGTCTGCTTTAATCGGTGTACCAGCTTTTACGATCTTTTTGCCGTTATCGGCAGTAGCGGTAACACCAGTAAAATCGATAGTCATAGATACGCCCTCAAACGGTGTGCGGTTGAGAATCTCAATATCCGCATTCACAGCGAGAGCATCATAACCCATGTCTCCTCTAGCCATGTCTTATTTCCCCCTTATAGCAGGTAATTTTTCAAAATGTTATCGTCAGCAGTTCCTCGTCTGCCAGCCGCCTGTTTGGCAAGCTTCGTTGCGGTATCCTCTTCATCGCTACCGCCCTTGCCTCGACCCGATGCCGGATCTTTGCGCTCGTCAAGGAACTTCTGATATGCGTTTGCCTCGACAGCCTTGACATGCTTCTCATAGCACTCAGCGACCTTGTCTGAATCGCCATTGACTTCTGCATCGGCAGCAGTCTGTGCAAGTTCTTCGCTCATCCCAAGCTTGCGGAATTTTTCGACCGCCCTGATTTTTGCGACCTCATTCCGAAGGTCATTCAGTTCCTTCGCATTTGCCTCGTCTGCATCCTTGCGCTCTGCTTCTTTGCGCTGTTCCTCACTCATATACTCACGAAGCTGCTTCTTGTATTCAGCAACCTGAGATGAGTTCTTATCACTCGCAGCCTTCCATTTCTCTGCGTCAGCTTTTGCAGAGGCAAGCTGTTTAACGAGTTCCTCATAGCTTGGCTTCTTGTCTTCACCGCCGTCATTACCCTCATTGCCGTTGCCACCATCTTCGGCAAAGAACTGTAAATTAAGCGGAAGACGATACTTAGATGTCTTCATGTCACGACTCCCTTTCTGCGACATTTGTATACCGCTTTCTCTAGCGGTCAGTGTTCTATGGATTTGCGGTTTTTAACGTCCTTCTCTGGACGGTTGCGAGATTATAGTCCTTCTCTGGACTGCATATAAAAAGGCAAGCCCGAAGACTTGCCATATAGCTAAAAGTATTGAACTGTACATCGACAGTTCACGATTTCTTCTGGAGATGCTCCGAGACTTGTATCTTTCGGATACATCAGCAGTGAATCGCCAACTAAAAAAGGCTCTTGAATCGGAATCTCCGAACCATGAACCTTTCTGTGTGTTTCTCTTACTCTATTGTCACGCATATCTACCCATCGCTTATACCGTTTGCCAGACAGCAGTGCCTGTTCAAACTCATCATGGTTATATGCGGATTCTGACTCGTTCTCGGACAGGTACATTGCCCTGTCGAGCGAAAAATAATATGGATCATCGGTATGGTCAACCGTTGACTTTGCGACCTCATCAGCAAACTTCTGGGCGTATTCCTCAAGGTATTCGTCCACAAGATTCGCAGTTACGACTACCGCAAGAAAAGCCTTTAGGAACTGCTCATGAGCCGTATCAGCGTCCAGAAGACCGAATGGCAAGAGACTATAAAGATATACAAGCACGGGCCAGAAAGCCCTCTCAAAGTCCTCTGCAAGGCTTATACGCTCTTTCTTCTGCTCATCGGTAAGCCCCATGCCGCTGAAGTATTCGTCATAGTCCTCAGACCGCCTATTTTCGTGGTCAAGCCTGTTGAGACTATCAAAACTAAGGACTGTTGCCATTACTGACTCACCGCCTCAGTACGGGCAGTATTCATGCCGTCAACAAGCGGTGACTGACTTGACTGGTCTGACTCATCCTGCATGATATGCTCTTCGGTCTGGTTTGCACCGTTGAGGAAAGCATTCTTCTGGAACGCCTCGATGAGGTCTTTAGAGTCTTCCCATACCTGTTCAACATCGCTGAAAGCATCAATCTCTTTGAGCGCATGTCTGCCATGCAGTCCGTGTGAGACATAGGTCGCAAAGGTATTTGCCTTAACAGCCATGTCATAATTTTTCCTGCGGTTGAAGTGGAAATTACAGTCAATCGCACGGACATTCTTCAGAATGTCACTTTCTCCAATCACGGACTGCGGAGCAAGCTGAATGGCACGGATGATGAGTTCAAGTTCCTCACGTTTTGCCTTTTCAATCAGCTGTTCCTTGCACTGAGCATCGACTTCCGCAGCAGACCATCCAGAGGAAACGTCCATTGCTACGCCTGTCGAACCGCCACCCTCTGAGGAGTAACGAATCGGGACATTTGCCAACTCCAGAATGTGATTCCGCTCATTGTTAACCATGTTTAGCGTTGATGTTGAATCCAGTGTGCCAGACAGCGGTTTGATGTTCGGATGATTGCCCTCACCGCCAGTAAAAGTCTGCACCCAGTCGCCAGACTCTGGCGTTACTCTCTCTCCAGTTCTTGGGTCTGTAAAGGACACATCATTTGTCCACCAAATCTCCTGCACATGCTGGTCAACATCGTTATGAAGGTCGGATACCAGAAGATTAAGGCCTTGGAGTTCCGGTAAAAGTCTCTCAAAGCACCCCATTCTGTCGATGCTACCTTCATACTCGACTATCGGAATCATGCCAAGCGGATTAATCTGTGCGCTGATGATTTCGCCGTTCTTGATGTCAAAACGCATGTCATCAGTGTATGCCGTGAATACATAGCCATCGCCTCTATGAGCGAATGTAACGGCACATACTGGCGGTTCTCCGATGCCGTCATAATAAATCACGAAGGTGTACCTGGAATCCAGCGTATGAACCTTGAACGGCAACCCAGTACGGTCTGCTCTGGAACGGATATCAACAAAACGATGACCGATACCGCAGATTTCAACAAAGTCAGCGAGCTTCTGGTCTTCGTAGCCGACATGGACGTTGTTGACCATGTATGAATTCAGCTTTGCGATTGCCTTGCCATCTCTGGACGCATCGGACTCTGGGGTTTCATCATCAGACCGCTGAACGAGCATCGGTGGCTGACCCCAGAAATAATCGCCCTTCCACTTCTTGATGAAATGTGCGAGATTGTCTTGCACATGATAGTCAATCTCAGGTCTGACCTTCTTCTCTCGCATACTCGGCTGAATACCACGGTCGTAATCAATCAAAAACTGAATCTCCAACTGAATCTGCGTAAATTTTCCGTAAGCACTGGCAACAACATCCAGAACATTTGACGCATCGACATACGGCTCTTCGGTAAAGATTTTCTTTCTGCCAGTAAAGCCTCTGACGTCATTAAGCATCTGCATCATCTGCAATTCATCCACAATCTCACCACCTTTTCGCAACAAAATAAGCACCAAGCAAAACGTCTGGTGCTTTTTAAAACTATTTCATTGTACAGTATATTTGTTTTATTAGGTGAACTTCAATGAACTGTCTCATAATTTCTTAAAAATATTTTGGTTTTTTCTGTAAAATTCCTGCAATGCACGACCGTGAAGCTTGATAATCCATCGTTTAGACATGTCCATTGCATCCGCAATCTCCTCAAGGGTCATATGCCCGACATACCGCATCCGCAGAAGTTCACGGTACTTGTCATTCTGCACGTTATCAAGACTTGCGATAATCTCGCCACGCACCTTTTCAAGTGTGAGGATGTCCGAATCAATATCCCTCTGAAGGTCAACAAGCCTTGACACGCAGTTTCCGAGTTTATCGGACGTTGCTCCAGAGGTATGGATACCATCGGAATTGATCGCAGACGTAATGTGCGTTGCCATATCTGATAGTGCTTCAATCTCATTAGCCTCTGCCATCAGCCGTAATTCGATTGACCGCAGACGGCTTAAATACTCTTTGGCTGTCATGTTTCACTCCTATATCGGGCTACGGATTACTCTCGCTTGCTCTGGTTTTGGTGCGCCTTGTCTCTTGGCAAATGATGCTAAAACATCGCAGCAGTCATCATGGGTCGCCCTAGTGTTGCCGACTACCGAATAACTGAGAAGCTGACTCATAAACACACCATAATCAGACTTAACAGTATACTGGCTCTTGTCCTTGAAATACACATGCTGTTTCACCCACGGAGCATAGACGATGATTTTCGTCTCTTTGTTCGCCGTGGTATACTCCTGCGTGATATTGCAGTAATACTTCCGTTCCTTGAGCCTCTTGTCAACCTCAAAAGATACTCGGTCGCCGCCATTGTTTGACTCAAAATGGCAAGCCTCAACCTTGTTCCGAACAATCAAATCCACGGAGCGGGCATACTGAATTTCATAGTCAGACTCATTGCTACAGATGCAGTCAACCATGTAGTAGTCATCACCATACTGGTAAAGCACTGGCTGGGCAAAGTAGTCGATGCCCTTGTTCTTGGTATCCGCAATAGACAGGATAGCATCCGGCGGTTGCATCGGCAGATTCAGATACCGCTTGATATCGTCCTCATGGTACAACAGGCCTTCACGTTCAATCGGCTCATTTTTGTAAAGGCATCTGTAGGAAATGTCATCCATAACCATCTCTTGGTCGTGGAAGAACTGAGCAGACATGCCGTTGAAGTCATAATCAAAGTTACTCTCGCCTGTCTCAGGGTCGATATCCGGTACTGCGATAAATCTTGCCCTGTCCGAATTGCCATAGATGTCCTTCAGTCTTCCGATGACATCATAGACCGACCATCTTGTGGCGATGTGGATCTCTTTGACTTGCTCATTCAGCTTTCTCTGTCTGGCATCGACAGAATACATACTCCACAGCTTATCCAGTCTCGGCTTGCTGAGTGCCTCTTCGATACCGCCGATAAGGTCATCGCAGAAAAGATATCTGTTTGTACGGACTTTACCAGCGTTCTTAGAGCCGACAGATGAGGTTTGCAGATTCGGAAAAGGCTTATAGCTGTTGAGATTAATCTGCTCTCTCTTGGCATCTGTTTTCGTGACCTTGACATGCGGAAAGATTTCATTCCAGCAATACTCTATATCATTGGTGATGATATCCAGAACACCGTCATAAAACATTCGGGTAATGTCTCCAGAATGGGAGAAAAACAGACTGTAGTCATCTGGATGTTTGCCGATGACCCATGAAACGAAAAACTTTTCGAGGGTGGTCTTTCCAGTACCAGGTGGGAGCGATATTGACAGCAAGTCAAGCTTATCGTCTTCCAGATCCTGCATGGTCTGTATGAGTCCATGCTTATTCAGCTGTCTGCGCTTCGGCTCATAAAATTTAGCCGACTTCTCTCTTTTGCGCTCCAAATAGATCAAATATGACTCAAAATGCCACGGCGCACGGAACAGCATATACCGCCAGTAAAGCGAAACATACCCGACCGCAAGTCTTGGGTCTTGCCTTGACAGTCTGCTGATTTCTGAATTGATGTTCGCAAGTGCAAAGTCCGATGCCTGAAGCCACAGCCTCTTTACATCCGCATCTTCCGAATCAAGATAGTCAGCAGAATCCTCAAGCACACTCAGAAGATCCTGGAAGTAACCGACCGCAGTGTGATAGCCATCAAACAGCGACTGAACCAGTGTCTTGTAATGCGCTAAATCTTTTACAGATTGCAGTGGACTCGCCATCCTTTCATGCGATATCGGACGATAGCATCTCGCAGTTCTTCCGCAGTATCAAAGGTCTCGTTCTTCAGTTCCACGTATCCGTCATCCTCAACAGCATAGATGCCTTTCGGGATGTATGACTTTGCCATCTTGAGGATTTTTGTCACTGCTTCTGGGGGCATCTCATAGCTGTGTTTGTCTATCACTAAAATCATAAGTTTCACCACCTTGCCCATAACAAAAGGCTGACGGCACATTACGCACCGCCAGCATGTCGAAAGAAGGAGAAAAATAAAATGAAGCATGAAAACCCCACGGCCCTTGTGACGAACCTTTAATCAGCATTCCGCTATGGGGTGAAAGGAGGTTTCACTGATGAACTCTCACGCAGGAAACTGAAACAAAAAACTGCATGAGGCCAATTATAGAAACCGATTGCGGATGCACGGAGTCGAACCATGCTCAATGTATCCCTGTTCCACCCACCAGAACTTATCCGCAACTGTCGCCGTCTCCGTCAAGACAACGAAGCAAATACAGGCACTCGTCAGTACACTGCTTGGTTTACAGTTTTCCTTCTGGCGCTGCATCTGGTGAGGATTTGCACCTCACATGGCAAATATTCCAATGACCGACTTTAGTCCCAGTGGGAACGTGTCATAATTCGCCTTATAAGTATAAGCGTCTACCCTTTTCCGCCACAGATGCACTAAATGCACAAATCCTAAACGAGCCTATTCCTCGTCATCGGCATCATCAATGCCAAGCACCTTATTGTAAGCAGCTACCATGCCCTCAAGGAAATACTTTTCCCGAAGCGTCCTGGCGCAGAGCGCCTTGACATCCTCGGCAGTATATTCTTCGTCACCAGCCTCGTTTTCTTCGTCAATTGCGTCTCCAAGACTAAATGAACAGCTTTCGCCGTCCGCAACATCCATGATCTTCTCCATATGCTCCTCGCCATCCTCATCGTTCCATTTGCACCAAACCGAAAAAATGTCATGATGTTCTGTTGCCATGCTACGCTCCCTTCTGCGCCTTATCGTAGACGCTCTCCGTAATGATTGATTGACCGATATGCCCTAACTTGATGGAACTATCGCAGTACATCTCTGTGCCGACAGCATTCGCCCGAATGCAGAAGCTTAAGTCCTCACCAAATCCTGCAAGAGGTGAAAATGGTGCGCCATGTGCTTCAAAAATCCGCTTGACCAAGTCAACGGTCATCATCACGCACCCGAATCCGCAGCCAGCTATCCGGAAAACATCGTTTCTGGGATAGTCCGTAAAGTTATCGGACACTGGTACGCCCTTGCCGTCCTTCTTTGCAAGTTCAACCTTCTGGAAGATGACTGGCTTGATTGGCTCTTTTCTGGTGAAGTACAGACCGCTGACAAATTCATATCCTTCGTCCATCCTCGCAGACAAACGCTCCAGAAGATCCGCAGGAAACGTCACGTCCGAGTCAAGCCACAGGATGCGGTCATATCCTTCGTTCACTGCCCTCAGCGCAATATCGTTCCGTGCGTCATATATCAGACTGCTCTGGACAACATGCAGTGATGTGTCGCCAACAGGCTGAAGTCCGGTAAGACACGTCATAAACGATGTCGATACAAAATCCATCGCTGGAATTCCGATTAATGTCTTCATGTATGCTCCCTTTTTTGTTTTTGCGGAATTTTTCAGACTACCGCATTTACCGCAGCTATGATTTTCGGAATCTGCTTTCCGAGCCATCCGACAAGCGTCTCATCGTAGCAGTAATCTGCAAGACCTGACTCAAAGAAAAACGCATGGCAGATTTCATGAATGACGACCTCGTTCCTTCTGGCATCGTTTGCTTTGCTGTCCGATGAGTCATCTTCGAAGAACTTGTCTTTCGGTTTGATCTTCATCGTCTTCGCATAAACATCCGTCATGCCATCGCAGCTGTTGTCATCCAGGTCTTCCGAAAACTCATAATCAGTGCCGAGAATGTTGACTCTGCTCATTGCTACGCCTTTCACTAAATTATATTTCAGTAACTTACACCGGAGCTGAAATATGCAAAGTATGAATGACTCAGTATTTCAGAAAGTGTATATATATTATTTATTCCTCATATCCTTCTGGATAATAAGTCTTACAACATCAGATACTGTATTACCAGTAATCTTAGAACGTTTAATTAGATAATCATACATCTCATCATTTAAACGTATTCTGATGACATTGTCCTTTTTGTCATTTGTAGTTCTCATATACGCTCCCTTGCCTATGAGTAGGCGATATTGTAGGACGGATAAAATAATTTGTCAATAGTTAGTTACCTCATCCCGCCCGCCCGAACAAGTGTTCGAAGACCCCGACTGCCCGACTCCAGGAACCGCCGACAGGGTTTCCGATAACTGATGAACCGCTACCAGACAACGTTAGAACGTCTGTTCGCAAACATCTGATCGTGTCGCAAAATACTTATTTTCCGACGTTATACGGCTTGCAAACCGTCAAATAACACTGATAAGTGACGGCATTATGACGGTATGTTTTGACGTTGCTTAACACTTTGTGAAACATGCCTAAAAAATCACTCAAGTTTTGGTGGTTTTAGATAGCGTTGTTCAACGTCTTCAATAGCTGGCAAAGGCTCTTGCTTTGTCGTGATCACTTCCGGATTGTCGTTTTCCCGTAAACCATAGGCGGCCTTGCTTGCGAAAATAGCGCCTATACTGTTGTCGTCTATCGCCCTGGTGATCGTAGCAGCCTTGCATGTGTTATACCATTTTCTAACCGTGTTGGAAGTTTCGTTCTTTACCCTACTACCGTCTTTATATATCCCTTGTAACAATTCAGTAAACATGCTGCTATCTACATGAACGAAACTAGAATACATATACAATGATGGGGTATAACCGTATTTATAAGTTAATGGCAGATAGATACTGTAAAATATATCATTAAGCATTTCATAATCATTGTTATATTTACTAGTATCTAATAGATATATAGAAATAACATTCTTATATATATATTCTAATAAGCCTAAAAAGATATTAGATTTTTTATATATCAATGTTTCATCCGGTAAAGATTGAATATAATCATATTCACATACTGAAATATCGTCTTTATGTATCTGTATTAGTTTAGACTTGTCTTCAGTACTCATTTCTATATATCCCCCCTTTATAACTTATGATCCAGGCACACTATATTTCTATTTCCTACTAAACCTATATGAAAACAGTATAATAAAGATTTTAAGCAATTGTCAATATTTCATAGTGAATTACTATGATTTTCGGCCCTCTGCGGATCGTCTGCTAACCCTCTGCGGTTCGGCCCTCTGCGGATCGTCTGCTAACCCAACTTTCATAACACTATATATAATGAAATAAAATCTGTTATTTAGTCTTAAATAAATCTATATTTAGTCTTGACATTGTTATTCCATGATGATATTATTAAGGCATCAAAAAGAACTATATTTAGTCTAGTTTATATGAAAGTGGGGAAAAACAATGTATACTAAAAAACTTATTGCAAAAGTTATTGCAGCTATGAAAGCCTTATTGGCTATTATGATGGCAATGCCGCTTTATTTATTCAATGTTACGGTATCCGCTGGCAATCGGAAGATCGGCCGAGTTATGAACGTGTCAACAGCCCCGATTTTAGGGTGCGGCAATTGCAGCAAATGCATGTACTTCTGTTATGATATCAAGGCCGTCAATCAGTATCCTAATGTTATCTATGCTAGAATTAAAAACCTAATGATTGCAAGGCGTGACCGTAACAAGTATTTTTCAGAGATTGAAGACGCAATCAATAGACGCCGCAAAAACAAGTATTTCAGATGGCATGTAGCTGGTGATATTTTAGACTATGAATATTTCGTTGAAATGGTAGAAATTGCAAAAAGACATCCGGACTTTGTTTTTTGGACATATACGAAAATGTATTCAATAGTCAATGAATATGTGGCAAAAAATGGGGGTAGTAAGCAAGCTGCCATTCCATCAAACTTTCACATCATGTTTAGTGAATGGGATGGCATGCCGCTGGTTAATCCGTACGCATTTCCAATTTTCACCGTAAAATTTAAAGCTGGTAACATTAACCACAAGCCGGAATTCTTTGATAGCTTGTATAAATGCCCCGGTAATTGCGATCTTTGCAAAGCTGCCAAAAAAGGATGTATAGGCGGCATGGATACATATTGTAATGAACACTAAAAAAGAGGTGGCATGTTATGAGATATAAAGAATTTAACCAGTATTATTTGTTCTTCCGGCGACTTGTAAAGAGTCGCCGCATAGCCTATAAACTAGCATGTTATAAAATGGGGGTTTAGTTATGAGAAAATGGAAACCGTCAAAAAAGGCCGCAAGGGATTTCGCTGAAAAAATGAACGCAATAGATATCTTCTGCGCTGAAAATGGTATACACGCATCAAAGACTAATGACTCTTATTATTTCACCGTTAACGGCACAAAATACAGGGTTTCAAATCACACTATAGCCGCATCAAATGCGGCGGCGTTTGATGAATTTGGCAATCAAAAAAGAGAATTATATCACCCGTCAGGACAAGAAGAAAACACAATATGCATAACGGCAAGTAAAACAAGAATCATAGAAATATATACGGATTTGAAAGCCGGTTACCAACTTAATAAAAGGGGGTTTAGAAAATGGTAGAATACGATAGAAAAGCATTATATGAATGCATCTATAAGTTGCGGTATGATATGGACTGTATAGGCGATTCAGAATACACTTTAGAAAACATGGAAGTATATTTATCTGATTTATCCGATAAAGAATTGATTAACGTATTAATGGAATTATTAGAACCGTATACAGAATAATAAAAGGGGGTATAATATGATAACATTATTCCTTTTAAGTCTAGTTATTAAGTTAACCGGGGTAATTGTGATTTACGGCTTTAAGATAACCTATGAAATAATAGCTTTTATCATTTGTTTTATATGGTTCTTTGTTATAGGCTTTATATCGGCTGCAAAAACTGAATACAATAAATTGAAGACTGTTTAAACAGTCTTCTTTTTTTGCCCGGATCGTTACCCGGTTATATGTCCAGCTTGCCATATAAAACGCATATAAAAGCATACAAGCCCATTATAAGCCCGTAAAGGGCTTATAATCGTTTCAATGGTATTTTATATGGCTATTAACTAGAATGGATTTTAGGGCATAATATGAACGTTATAAGCCTATAGGCGTTTAAAGGCGTTTTAAGGCGTTATTATGTTGTTATGGTATAAATTATTGCCTATAGCGTTAAAATGGCATATAGGGCACAATATGAGCGTTACAAGGGCATGCTATGAATATATGCCTATGTCGTTATGTTTTCCGGTATGCTGCCATTAATCAATTGTTAACCAGGTGACGACATTTCTCTATTCCCTAGTAAAGCACTAGTATTTAGCACTCGACATGGCAGGTGGCTAGTACCCATTTGTGAAAAATTTCACGAACTTTTACAAATTTTAAAGTGTCGCAGTGCCGATCCCAGCCTGTAGACTATATAGGACAGGGGGTATACCCTGGCTAACTTCATACGTGCGTATGGGAACAGGCGTTCGAAACTTCACTCGGATGACGTGTCCGCATACGATCCGCAACCAGTCCCGGATGGGGTATGGCCTCAAAAACTTCACTCACGCATACGTCAGGGCATCGTCAGAAGCCGTCAGAGCCTCATAGAGCGATTTTCAGAGTTTCGGCGATGGATTTGACCTAAAAGGTCAAAAGGTGGTCAAAAGCGGTCAAATGAGGTCTCCCAAGCTTGCATGTTTACTTGCACAAGAACTTGCCCAGAAGGCAAAAATGCGGATTTCTGCAAAAATTTAACGTCCAGTTAACTAATGGTTAAGCGTTCAGGCTTCGTAAGTTCTGCGAATATCTCGCAAAATCAGCCTTACAAATGTTCTAATTTAGAACTTTTTCGCAAAAAATCTATGAAATGTTCTGTTTTAGAACATCGCCCTTCTGCCGGCGGTCTCGGCGTCCCGAAAAATGCAAGCTATTTTTTTCTGGGAAAATGCAAACTATTTTTTTCTACAGAAAAATGCAAGTCATTTTTTATTTTCAATCCCCGAAAAATGTAAACGATTTTTATTTCTTGAGCAGTCGCCGAAAAATGCAAACGGTTTTTATTTCCAAAAATGCAAACGATTTTTTTCCACAAAAAAGAAGAGCCATCAAGACTCTTCCTCGTGATCTGGTATCCATTTGATGATGCTGCCAGGTTGCTTCTGGAGTAGTGTACACAAGGTGTTTAATGCGATGTTACCGACCACCTTGCCGTCTCTGATCTGCTGGACGGTTGCAGATGCAAGTATCTTTTCCCTGATCAGCCGATTACTCGGATAACCTCTCTTCTTTAATTCTGCCAAAACATCAATCTTATATACTAACATGTTATCGCTCCTTTCTTTTATATATGAGAATTATAAACTATTTTTAGTTTCATGTCAATGCTAAATTTAGTTCAAAAAATTCAATTTCCCTCTTGACAGCATGGTACTATGGTGCTATACTTAAGCCAGATCAAAGAGATGCAAATCATTTTTGAAGGGAGAAAAATCATGAAAAAGTATTATTTAGTAGACCAGAGGAGCGGTGACATCTTTACAGACATCATTCCGAAGCGGAACGCAGCAGATGCAATCATCTGGGCAAAGGCTGAATGGGATGCCCTGAGCGACTACGACAAGAAACAGCGTCAGGCTTACTACGTAGCACTCGGCGAGGAAGACGAGGATCTCGGCTATGACTTCGAAGAAGAGGAGTTCATCGCTGACATCATGAAGGAGAACATCGGACTTCATTACTGGCTTGACCTGAGTTCCCCGAACGGCGGCTTCATCCTGTACACACAGGGCGATGACAATGTCATTGAGGTCGGTAATCTCCAGACTATCGGTGCTGACGGCGATGACTGGCAGAACGTACTGGATGAGCATTTCGAAGAGCATCTGGGGATTCTCCCGAACGAGTGGGAAATCGGATAACTGCAAATCATTTTTATCTGGGTGTGATTATGAAAAAGGCAAAGTTTATCGGGAAGTATTATGGAGCATCACCATTCGAGAGGGACGTTATTGAACTCGAATACGAATATCGAGGAATGAGATATAGCGTTTACGAGAATAGAAAAAAGGGCAACGAACCGCTGGCATGGCAACACAGGAGCGAACAGGATCGCATCGACAGACTGCTGGACACACCGGATATGGAATGTAAGCCTTTTGACCTTGATGAAATCTGGAAGATGCTCGGCTGGGATTAGAAACTGCAAATCATTTTTATCTGGGAAGGAGAAGGAAGATGATGAACTGGAAACACAACGAAAAATATATGGATTGCGTAGAAGTGCCGGCTGGCACATGTGGAGCATTGCAGTGTTCCACTTGCATGTACCGTGATAATGAGCGGACTGCGGACGGCTTCAGAAGAAGCGAGTACGATACTGAAGTCAGAGACTGGTGCGTTAAGCGCCCACGAAAGGAGAAAGTATCATGAAGAACTATTTCGAAATCAGCGTTAGCTACAAAGGCAAGCACCTGTTCACCACAAGGGACATCGAGACCAAGAAGCAGTACGACAAGGTCATCAAGGTCTTTAAGGCGAAGTTCCCGGAGCATCAGGGATTTGAGATCACGGCATCGTATGTTGAGGTCATCCCTCAGGGAATCGAGGTGATGTAGATGCCTTGGTATATCATGAAGCATGGTCGCACAAATCCAGTAGAGGCTTTCCGGTCAGAGGGAGAGGCTAGAAAGGCATTGGCTGAATACGACCACAAGCACTACGTAAGCTTCTCGCCATCGTGCAAGTTGCAAGCGGTCAGAGTGCTTCGGAAGATGAGCCAGACGGAACTGGCAGAAAAATCTGGCGTACCAGTCAGCACAATCCGAAAGTATGAATCGCTCCAGAAGAGCATCAACAAGGCATCTGGGGAAACACTTCTCAAGCTGGCTACCGCACTCAGCACATCGATAGAGAAAATTTTAGAGTCATCGTAACTGATGGCTCTTTTTCTTTTACCCTGTAATCAAAAAATGCAAACCATTTTTGGTTTGCAAATCGAACATGCCTGTTTAAGGCTCATATGACGCCCTAGAAGCGATTTTTATTTTTAGGTGAGGATTTTATTGAATGAATGATTAAAACGCCTGTATGAAGTCCACAGAGCGTCTGACAGGCATTGTGAAGCAACGATGATGGTGGAAAGCATCCGCACTCCTTTCTTTTTGTATTCTATTTTCTACATTTGATTGAATTTTTGATTGAATCTGCCCAAGATTTTTCAGTAATATTTTTTAAAAATCCTCTAAAATCAATATTTGCAAGTCATTTTTCCTAGTCGGGGCGACAGGATTTGAAGCGTGGCGGTATGCCCTATCCCCCTTGATTTTCAACTGTTTGCCCGATTTGCCCTTGATTGAATCTGGTGATTTTCGGCCTAAATCCAACCATCGGGTCTCTTTCGAAGTCTGGCAGAGCAGATATGACGGCCTGTCTCTCATCAAGTGTACGCCTGTTCCGGTGGTAATGTCTTTCAGTCGTTATGAGGCTTGTATGCCCCATCTGCTGAAGGACGATGTTCCTGTCAACGCCATTGTCCAAGAGGATGCTGCCGTAGGTCTTCCTGATCTTGTGTGGACTTCTGTAGGGGATGCCCATGCGTCTGCATATCGCTGTCAGCCTCTTGCGTATCGTGCCTACAGACATCGGAACGTCCTTCTGGGATTCAA